GTATTAGACAAAGATGAAGCATCAAAAGTTTGATCTGAATCCAAATAAATCCAATATTGAAGATTGCTTTTATGGTTATAATAATACCAACCTTTACCAAATGTTATTCTACCACCATCTATTGATATTTGATTTGGATTGAGTGGCACTGTACCTGTCCATAAAACACCATTTAATGTATTTACATTAGATATATTTTTCATAACTTCTAATGTCCAATTAGATATCATAATATTATTTAAAGTAAAAACTTTATGAAAATTATCTTGCAATTCATTTAATTCTGCTGCCTGTAGTGCTAATCCAGGAGTGAACGCAATAAGGGCATAATTACTATTTGTGTTTTCAAATTGAGTAAATCTTGAAAAAAATGGAGATCTACTCAATGTAGAAGAATTTTCTGTATTTCCAAATAAATCTGTTGCCATTTATATACCCTTAATCATATTTATTCTAATAACACGGGTTGCGCTATTGTCTGTTGTTGTTAATTTAAGATTTTTACTAAGTTTTTTTGTCTGTAATACTTTTCCACTATATTGAGACAATGACGGTTTTTCCAATACATAATTTACGTTAAATGTTTCATTATTTGCATCTGTAATTTCTGTAAGATCATCTATATTTGAATAATCTAAACCAGATACAGTAATTACTGATTCATAAATAGAAATTGGATAATCATATACTGCCAAACCAAGATTATCAGTAATATTTCTCAATATTTTTGTACTATAATTAGTTTTTGCAGTACCAGCAGGTAAAGAAGTACTTAATGCATTTCCAGCTACTGGATTCACGGATGGTGGATCCAATGGATTGGCTTCATCTCCAGGATAGACAACTGCTAAAGTTGTAGCTCCAGATTTTAGTTTTGATCCATATGCAGATAATTCAGATCCTGCAATAACAAAATCACCATTTGCAGTTTCTTCAATTGGATTTGAAACCAAACCAAAAATATTAATTTCGTCAGGTAATGCAATTGATGATAATGATAATTCATTAGTATCGATTCGCGTATCAACCATAACATTATTACAATTCAATATATCATATGGATCAACATTTAAACCGTCTATTTCATCAAAATTAAGAGATATGGCTGATAAAAGAACATCCTTAATATTTGCATTATCAAATACACTACTTGAAATATCTAATACAGCATCTCTATAATTTAATCCACCAGATGAAAGCAAAACACCACTAATGACATATTTTCCATTAATTGTATTATAAGTTTTAAATTTTAAAACAGCACCAGAACCTGTGGAAGAATCTATAGTTATTGACGGATTTGATTGATTTACGATTAAGTCATTTCCAGTAATTCCAGTTAAATCAATATGTGCTGATATAATAGCACCATCATTTGGACCATTATTGGCAATATCATATAAAGCATAATATGATGTAGATGGAGATATTTTATTTTCAGAAACTAAACGTCCTATAAGATCATATTTACTTTCTACAGTAATTGTAGAGGGTATTGATGAGCCAGTATCATAAAATTTAGGTATAAATTTATCACTATTATTAAATAATGTATAACAATTATCACAATCACTAATTACGCTTGTGTATAATTCACCCTGTTCATAATGATCAAAACTTACTCCACTTATCTGTAATTCAGATGAATTTTTAAAATATAATGAACAATTTCCAGTTCCACCTACATTTCCATTACAAAAACTACTTTTTGCAAGAAATTCTGAAGTAAATGCTTCTTCCTCAAAATCCTCAAAAGATACAACTGGAATCCATTCTGTTTTAACAAATCTTAAAAGATCACCAGTTATTCTATACAATGGCAACCAAGAATAACCATCAGGATATGCTTGAATACCATAACTATGATTTGGAATATATGTAGAAGCATTTAAACCATCAAGATCAAGTCTTGACATTTCATTATTTTGTATACAAAGATATACTGTTCCATTTTCTTTATTCCAAGCATAATAAGCACCAGTATTCTGTTTTGATGATTTCCATGGATGATAAACATTTCCAGAAACCCATGGAATGTTGGGTATAACACCCATAACATCATACTTACTAATCTTTTTACTGAATGTCATATCTCTCCACAAATCTAATGATGAATCAATAGTATTATTTTCAGCAGTTGTGGATGACTTACCAACAAAAACATGAAGATGTTCAGTCTTTCCTATTGATGAGAGATATCGTTGTATATCGTTAGATTTTTTAGACATTAGTTACAACCAGTACATGTGAGATTATCGTTAGGGCTTGTTAAACCATCAGAATAGCAAAGAAAAATGAAATCTTGAATATTTATATTACCAAATATAGTTTCTGTTATTTCTTGAGTCCAGTTTGGAAATCTATGAGTTGGTCCAGTAAATCCCGAATAACTTGTACCACAACAACCTACACAAGAAGATAATCCAAAGAAGCTTAATCCATTAATAGTACCTATGGCTGGATAAGTGGCCCCTATAACATATGGAGCATAATTTTTAAGCATTGGAAATTCACAAACAATTCCAGATTCAGAGTCTGGATCAGATGGTTCAAAATCTGATATTTGCTTTCCAAAAATTAAATGTGTGCCTATTGGATGATTTGCTTTTCTATAGAGAGTTTCCGCATCATCATTATCGCTATACTTATCACCAACAAATACAAGATAAGAATAATCATGATACCAATTTGTATCATGCAATCTTGAAAAATTTAAATAACTTCCAGATAAATCTGCTTTATCTAAATAACTACCCGTGTCGCCTGTTGATGTATTGAATGAAAAATTTGTATTTAAAAATTTACCACCATTCAATCGTAAAATATATTGTTTTGGTATTTCAATTTGAATATCAGATTCGTCTACAACAAACAATGTAGTGAATATTTTTCGTATAGCATCTTCAGTACCTTTTTTATGATAAAAATTTCTTCTTATACCTATAAGAAATTTTTCTAGTTCAGGTCTACCAACATCTAGCGTATTTGATTGAAATACTCCACTAAAAGATTCGGCATACATCTTATAGAGATTTTGTATTAAATTTTCTTTTGTTTTTCGTATATCAATCAAATCTAAAATATTTTTAGACAAATTATATTGAGCACCAGTTGAAGCATCACAATACAACCAATCATAATATTTTTGTAGAAAATCATAGATTGTTAAAACAGATTCTCCAGAATTAATTCTTTCTTGTTTTTCTTTAATTACCCAAAGCGGAATAAATTTTGTTATATCAAATAATGTACCGCAAGTTTCAACATCATTAAAATTGAATCTAGGATCATTTTCACTTAATTTTTGATTAGAAGTATTTGTATTTTCTGTAGATAATATTTCAGACGTAGCCAATTCAATCAAACTATTAATAGCATGATTGTTATTCAAGACTGTGTTTTTGAAATATATCGGATTCATAATTCAATTATATTATTTAATAAAATACTAAATTTAGTATTTGTTGTTGTATTAAAGAATTTATTTTTAATTGGTAATGTAATATTTATTGAGCCGCTGTAAATATCTGATATTTGCAATATACCTTCTTTAACATTTATTTTTCCATATAGTAAAGAAGAATTTAATATAGGTGTACCATTAGTAAGAACTGAAGTTCTAAGATTTATCAATCTAGATAGATCTTGATTTGATGTAATATTTGCTCTTAGATTTATAACTCTTCCATTAGTATCAGTAAATTGTTCACATACATTTTTGTTTTCACCAACATTAAAATCAAGTTCATTCTCTAAATTAACATTTATTTCACCACCAGTTTTGATCGAATCATAATATAATTTTAAATTCACTGTGTTTATTTCAGTAAATCTATTCAATATATCATCTTGAATAGTTTGTCCATTGAAATTTATGTTATATTTATTTAAAATAATATAAGTATTTGTTATATAATTTTTAATATTTGATATTATAAATTGTTTATCATTTTCTAAAACAGTATTTTTAAATTTAATATCTAAATCAAAAAATATTGTATCTTGATTTGAATCAACATATTCTGGAAGAATTGTTAATGCACATTTAGTTTTAAGGTGTGCTACTAAATCTAAAATATCAGTTCTTGGAATAACATCAGTTGCTATAAAAACTCTACCATATTGTGGAGGAAATAATTGATCTCCACCAAATATACTAAAATTATCTTTAGTTACATCATATCCTTTATTTCTCAAATAAACAGTAGATAAGGCCAAAAAGTCATCTTTTGTTATTGCTCTATTTTGAGCAGCAAAAAACTTTGGTGCTATGAATTTTAAATAGTCTAAATCTGGTCCATTAAGACCACCATTTGCTTGTTCAATTAATTCAACAATAACGTTGGTATCAGGAACATATTCAAAATTTACAACATTATTAGCAGCAGAACCACTTGATATTAAATAACTTATACGAGTATTGTAAGTATCAAGAATTTCATTACCAAGTGAATTTTCTTTACCAAATTGAATTTCAAATCCAGTCTCATATCTTTCAATAAAGTAAATATTTTGACTGAGATTTTCAGTAGAATCTCCTATATTATCACTTAATATCCATTTTTTATAAACACCATCACCCTCATCAACCTCTACAATAAGTGTTGAAATATCAATGGTATTATCTGGAATAAAATAAGTTTGATTTGTGTAATCAATTAAAGATTTAATAGATCTATGTTGTATTAATTGTTTTCCTTCTACTAATACAATATTATTAATAAAATTATCATTATCTTCAGAATAATTTTCTAAAGCATAAAAATTATAAATTATACCAGATTCATTTTTACCAGAAAATTGAGAAAATTGAGGTAGAATTTCTAATCCACCTGTTCTTACTTTTGCTCTTGCTGAAGTTCTTGATGGAACTGTAATACCCAAAGGTTTTACTAATGATATAATAGATTGTTCTCTTTGAGCAGAATCCAAGAACATTTCATTCGATAACATATTTGAATAAAATGCATAATATAAAGTATTATAGCTTAGAAGACTTACTAATGATTGAAGTACTGATCCTTCAAAATTATAGTCTTTAAGAACATCCTGTTTTTTCAAAAATTCTGTTAGGCTATCTTTTATTTGTTCATAATCAATAGAACCTAAATTAATATTATTTGACATTATCGGGATCTCGCTATTTCTATATTAAATGTGCCGGTTATATTTAATGATGTAATTGAATATGAAATTTGTACATTGAAAATATTATCGGTTGTATTATATTCAATGTCTATAATATTAATTCTTGGTTCGAATGTATTGATGGCCAATCTTAACGCTTCATCCACATAAAAAGCAATTAATTCTGGATGTTCAAAAACAGAATTATAAATATTACTTCCAAAATTTCGTAAAAATGGTCTTTCACCAAAATTAGTTAATACTATATTTTTGATTGATTGATTAATTGCATTTTGATCTTTACGAATTGCAAAATCATTAGTAAAAGGATTTTTACTAATAAAAAAATTTAAATCAGAGTATAAATTTTTTTGTAATATCATAATATTATTTAGTATATTTATTCAAATGGTTTTGATGCCTCATTTGGGTTTAAGAATGGGGTGTCTCTATTTAATGTTAGTTCGTAATAATCAATAGCATTTCCCGTAAAGACATAGTTTATAGAAGTTACTAAATATCTACCAGAAAATCTCTTAAATTGATTTTTATCATCCTGAACTGTATTTGGTTGAAGTAATGCTACAACATCACCAACTTTAAGGGCAGGATTTGCTTGAACTTTTATCTGAATAGTTGAACTAAAAAGTAGTTTATTTTGAGCATTTCGCAATAAAGGTGTTTTGGGTGGAGTATTCCAGAAAGTAGCATAAGTCCTGCTATATTCCAAATATTTCATAAATTTATCCCCTATCTCGGGACAATTACAACTTGCTGTGTTATCTGGATTGGACCAGACACATCCAAGCCAATCCTCTCCTAAATGTTCCTCTATTAAAGAACATTCTTTAAGCTCTTGTTCCAATTTATATAATTCAAGATAAGATGGTTCAGCTTCGATTGGTTTTCTATTTTGTGCAGGACAATTGCAGTAAGGATTTTCTGGAGGACATCCACTAGAGACTGTTGATCCAGATGGATTTATACATTTAAGATTGTTTTTCTTACAAACATCTGTTGATTTGGCAAAAACGATAAACTGACCAGCAAAATTGTGATCAAATATATCTGGGTGATTTGCATTTACGGGAGGTAAAATAATTCCATATTCACTATAACCAGATAGATCATATTTCCAAATATCATCAATTAAACTACTTTCTTCAAATCTTGATTCTCTAAACCAATAATTTGTTAAATGACTAAAATATTTCTTAAATTCTGGAACTCCTTCTGTTTCTGTTATTGAAAAATCTATATCATCCTTAAAAATACTTACGGTTTCATCGACAGCATGATTTTGTAAAATTAATTTTAAATTATTTTGTAATAACGGATTTATTACATCATTATATACATCATCCGAATCTAAAAGTTTTAGATAACAATCATGAAATAATTTATCGTAATCTATATTATAATTTAATTTTCCTAAATTATATAAAGAAGTTCTATAAGATTCATCTCCATAGCTACCATAGCCATATGAGTAAGATCCTCTATGTGTATTTTCAGTAAAAATAAAATCACTATTGAATTTATTTTCAAATGGCCCAAAAGCATATGATACTTCATCCAATAAAAATTTAAAATATGGTATAATTTTAATATTATCTGGTATATTGAATGACCAATAATTTCTAATTGCTTTAATTACTTTATGTGATTCCATTAAATAATTACTTGCATAATTATCAGATGATAAATCATAAGTATATCTTGAATTAGCTTGTACTCCACCTTTACCTTCATTCTCATTTATAATATTTGTAGGAAGTTGTTCTATTGTTAAATTAATAAAGGTATTAGTGTTTACATTTGAAACATTAAAGGGATAATTATATTGCGATGCTACTGCATGATAATCATCAACTAAATTAGGTGAATCGTTATTTCCACCGATACCTAATAAATCTGCCTCAGAAGTAATAAATTGTTTATTGGGTATATGTGCCGTATAATAAGTATATTTTGTTTCAAAATACACTACTGGATCAGTAGGTAATGAAGACCATAAAAACATTCCAGGTGATGCTGAACCATTATACCACCAATAATATTCTCCATTTGAATTTTTTTGATCAACAATTCTTTTCATTGCGACATCAAAACCATATGGATCCATACCAATAATTGTTAAATTTTGATTTATTGTTTGTCTTCCATTCGGACCAGATGTTAAGGATACTAGATATGGTAAAAAATATTCATGACCTGCATTTCTTATAAAACCTTTTGGAAAATCGGCTAAACTTTCAATTCCTATCGGCTGTTTAAATTCAATTCGAATATATGAAGATATTTCTTCTCTTTTTAAATTTGGTGGTTTTTTACCAACAAGATTTGGTTTGAATATATTAAATCTTTGAATATATTCATTTTCATCAAAATTTTCAACTCTTGAGGATATAGCTCTTAATTCACTATTAATATAACCTTCATCAATTAATGGTGAATTAGAAGCAATTTGATTTTCTTTTGATGAAATTAAAGCTCTTTCTTTTCCTCCACCAATAATATTACTTACTGGAAAAGAATATTGGGATGTAATATTATTAGTTGATGTTCTATAGTCATCAATTGATTTTATTTTTTTAATTTTTGGTAAATCAACAAATGAAGAATTACCTAAATTTTGTTTGTATGTCTGATCATAATATGGGTGATTTCCATCACCATCGATTGAAGATTGATTTTCAAAGAAAATATTATATAGATATTCACCTACATTTTCATTAATACCTTTACTTTTTGCCAATATTTCATAACGAGATCCGCGTATAGGTTTTCTTGTAATAGACTTTATGTTGAATAATGATAAATTGGTTGATATAGCGTTATTTTTTAAATTATTTTCAAATGATAATCCTCTATTTGAGATGTAAAAGGCTGGTTTTTGTAAATAATTAGCAATATTATTATAATATAATTCTTGTTCACCACTTACACCAACAATAATTGATGGTGTATCTCCTGTAGTATACTTTACCGTCAAATTATCTAAAATATATTTAAGTAATTTTATTTGAACTTGTCTTACAGATTTTTCTTTAATTGCATTATTTTTAACTATTTCTAATGATATTGAATTTGTACAAACATCACAAATATATGTCAGATCTGCAAAATTATCACCTATACCATTATCTCCAATTTTAGTAACATCATTCGGATTAGTGTAAAAATTAGCGATATCTTTAAAATATTTGTTAAATTTTTGATTACTAAATCCAGTATAGTTTATCAAAAAAGCATAATAAGCTTCATCATTTCGTGAACCTTTAGGACCAGGAATATACGGATGAGATGAACAAACTTTATATAAATTAAATGGTATACCTAAATCTTTTTTTTGCTCTGTATTTTCTGGAGCAAGCATTGGATAATATGAATCATATCTTTGTATAAAAGTACTTCTAAGTTGCGATTCACGTACTGAAATTTCTCCCTCATAATCTACTTCAAATGGTTCAAATTGTGATTGAAAAGCAGTATTTGCAATATTAATAAAAGTAGGAACTTGAGCAATAAAATCATCAATTATTGAGATTATTCTCTCATGCTCTTCTATATTTTTTTTATAAATTTCTAAACCATAATCAATAACATATTTTTTATAATTTTTCATATCACCAATATGGTAAAAATCAGCAATAGTTTCATTATATGGACTACTATTAAAATCATACGATAAAGAAATTCCCTGCGATTCTAATTGTTTTTCATCATAATTATATACATCAGTGAATGATCCAGCAGCAACTATATTATATTGAACACCTAAATCGCTAAAAATACCAGTAGGACCAAATAATAATTTAAAATCCGCATTAGATGAAGGATTTTCAATATTTTGAAAAGCATCAATATCTTGTTGATCTTTTATTCCACCAAGTCGATCTGATAAACAACAAATGGAACATCTATAGACTTCCCATTTTCTTTTTAAATTTTTAAGATATGAATATCGTACACGTTTTTCACGAAGTGGTTCTCTAATTTTCTTATGAATAGTATAAAAAGTTTTAATATCTAACTCAGTCATATCATACTGAGGAACAAAACTAATATCATTCCAACGTGAATCAGCTGTTTTTCCTATATGATCCCATGATTGTGGAAATGGCGTATTTAATTTAGATTTATCAAAATAACCATAAACATCATCATCAACTTTTAGATTTTGTAATAATTTATTTTTTGAATATACAGAAGTAGGAACATTATCTGGTAATATTTTATTACTTTCAATACTTCTCCAAGAATTAAAATCACGATGATAATCAAAATCAACTATTTCGTATTTGTATGATAAACCATTATCAACAAAATCTAAATAAAATTCATCATAATTTGGACTTACTTTTTCATAGAAAGATTGAAATACATTTTCATCAGATAATTTTAATATGTTTGATTCTGACATCTCACCTACAGCTTTTACTGCATAAGGTGATGTGGTTTCACTGGTAAAGATATAGGCTGCTGACGTTTCGCTTGGTTCAGTTATCATTTTTTCTACTGATTTAAAATGATAACCATCTATATCTCTCCATAAAAAATAATTAACTGCGTTTTTATTATCCTTTGAAACGCTATATTCTGTAATATAGCGTAAAAGATTTTCTAAATTTATTTGTCCTTTCTGTTTAGCCCATGGATAAGTAAGTTCATTCGACCTAATCCATACGCCATTATATGAAGGTTCAATATCAAATTCTTCTATTTCTAATTTGTTGAATATTTCATTTACAAGACCAGGGATTTCTCCAGAACCATCAGTTGCAATATATCCAACAAAGTCATCACCGAGATTTAAAATATCATATTCATATTCTTCTGCAAATAAATTATCTGTTGAAAAATCTATTCTTATAATATTATATAACTCTGACTCATTCATTGTCACATTAATTGCAGTATTTGATACTTGCTCAATAGAAAATATTTTAAATTCTATTGTTTTAGTATTAACGTAAGTAATGTCTGAATAAAATTCAACTATTAATTTTTCGGTTCCAATAAGATTAAGTGTTCCAGACCAATTGTAGACATCTTTAATTAATAAATGACCACCTAAAATTAATGATTTTATATCTTGTATAAATCTAAACTCTTCAATTGGACTTAACCCCTTATGAGTCCATGGATGAACATCAAATATAATATCATTTTTAACAATTTGAATTTTTCTGACTATAGATGCTAAATTTAAAGATGCCATTATGTAGTTACCGTAATATTTATTGATCTAGAATTTGAATTTACTAGTGAAATTATTTCTGTAATTACTCTCAATGCAAATTTTGGATTGAGTAATTTTATATTTCTATATTTTTCATTATCTCTTATTGTTTTAGATTTATTTGTTGTAATAAATGAAACATTTGAATCATTAACATTTGTCATAAATTTATATAATGAAGTATTATTTATTGTATTCGTATCATCTATACCACCAGAATATGTACCAATACATGTTGAATTAGCTTCATTTAATGAATTTACATAATACGGAGAAATATAATTTGAAAATGCATTCAAAAATTCTACAGGAGAATCTACATTATTTTTAATTAATTTAATAGTTGCCCAGGATTTTGTTTTAATGCTACCGCCATCAGAATCAATATAATCATGCTTTACAATATTTGATTCTTTATCATAAAATCCTACTATATCATTTGCTTCTAAAGATCCATTTATTTGATTCACTAAAGCATATCTAAAAAGTTTATTATATTCTGCAACAACAGCATAATTTTCTTCACTAGTATTTTCTATTTCAGTAGAGGATGCATTTAGAGTAACACCTGCTATTATATTTCCAACTTTTAAATTTGGTATATATTCCGAGAAAAATAATATTTTACCTGGATATTTTGTATCAATATATGATGTAAGATAATTCTCAGAAATTGGAAATTCATTATTGCTTATAATATTATTTGGTAATAATACTAACCACCAAAGATTTGCATCTTTATAAAAATTTCTGGCTATTGTTTCTGGAGTATCATCATCAGTAACATAATATGTAAAAAATATATTAGAATTATCAAGCGTAGCCTGTCGAAAACTTACTCTACGAAAAATATCTGCCAAATCATATTCGGTATCATTAAAAGTATATTTTAATTTTGGTAATTTATTTAAATACATTATACTGCATTCTTGGAAATTATATTGATTCCGTCTTCCAGACGATAAACCGGATCTAGTTCTGTGAAATTTAATGCAAAGCTGACTAATAATGGTTTTGGCATATTTCCCTTATCTTCAATCATATAAGGACTTCCACCAGCAGCTGTATTAATAGAAACTGATTTCAAAACACATATTTGTGTTTGTCCTAACCACGATGGATCGATCTTTCCAGTAATTCCAGTACCAATACCAAATCTCCACAATGGAGGCGAAAAACCTTTATCAATAGGAATTAAACTGGACACAGATGCTACTGATGCACCAATCAAAGCTCCTGGAATAGCACCAACACCACCGAATAAAGCTCCGACTGATGCTCCTGCCGCAGCACCAGACCCAGCACCAGCAGCAGCACCTCCAGGCGAACCACCTAAAGTTTTAAATGTGGGCAATGCCAAAGCATGAAAAGTATTTGCAATTAATGCTATTTCTCTGGCTTCTACTGTACTTGTGGCCAAAAGTGTAAAACTGAGACTAAATGATCGTTTTTCAGAATTTGAAAACAAAGATTGGGTATTATCAATATCTCTACGCCCTTCAGTTTGGGATGCAAAAAGCTTACCAAGCCCACCAAATTCAGTTATAAATTCTAACGCACCAATTCCTAAAGATTTTAATGATGTAGCCGTAGTGGTATCATCTGTATATTTTAGAGTTGTGTTACTTATAATCTGTTTTGGTGCAGGTACAAATATAGTTGATATTTTTTGATCCATTCCAGAATATAAATCAGTTGCTTTTATATTTAATGCAGAAGAAGTAACTGTATCAACAAACTTTCTGCAACAAAATTTTAAAAACAAAGTCTTTTCCAATAACTTATCTTCATTGGAATTAGTAAGTCTTCCAGATGGAAAGATAATATTAGGATTAAATTTTAATGGATCAGATGTTGCCATACTAAATATATATTATGGCATATAAAACAAAATTTATACCAAAAAATACTAGCAAATATAAGGGAAACCCTGAAAAAATAGTATGTCGCTCACTTTGGGAAAGAAAATTTTGTAAATATCTAGATGAAAATAAGAATATCGTCAGTTGGGCATCAGAACCTCTTAAGATACCTTATCTATCTCCAACAGATAATCAAGTACACTTCTACATTCCAGACTTTTTAGTAGAAAAAAGAAATACTGATGGAACAGTAGATACTTTAATGGTTGAAATAAAACCAGAAAAACAAACAAAAATGCCAGAAAAAGGCAAAAAACAGAAAAAAACTCTTATAAGTGAAACTTTAACATATGCAATTAATGTTGAAAAATGGAAATCTGCTGATAAATTTTGCAGAGATCATGGTATTAAATTTAAAATATTAACCGAAAAGGACTTATTTTAATGGGTTATACTATAAATCAATATAAATCTTATGTTGAAGCTCGTAGATTTACTCAAAGTCCATCTCATTATACAATGAAAATAGATGGATCTAGTCTAAAGATATTATATCCAGATAGTATTTTATTACCAGGTAGAAACTTTATCAACACTCCATTCTCATATTATGGTCCAGAATTCACACTACCATTAAAAAGAGAATATAATGAATTATCAGTAAATTTTATAGTTTATCAAGATTGGGCAGAACGTTTATATTTTGATGAATGGATGGATACGATACTCCCATATCAAGCAAACAATATTAATGTACAATCATCCGATATATTACCAGATGATTTAAAAAAATATCTTAGACAAATAACCATAAATTTTTATGGAAGATCTGGTTCTTTAAAACCAGAAGCTGAATTTGATTTTTATGATGCATATCCGCTTTTAATAACACCAACATCATTTACATCAGATAATGCAGGATATACAATTTTTACTGTAAATTTTGCATATCGTTATTATACGACAAGATCATATGGTTCCGCTGGACCATTAGTAGGAGGATATTAATTATGATTGAACAAACATTAATCGATAGTTTACCAAGATTTTCATTTAAAAGACCAACAAATAATAAATTGGTATTTTTTAGACCAATTTTAGTAAAGGAAGAAAAAAAATTATTAATAGCTCAAGAACTTGGAACTAGGAATGATATAATTGAAGGATTGACTAGTGTATTAAAATCATGTTACTATGATATTAATATCGAAACGTTGCCCACATATGAATTTGATTATTTTTATATTCAATTAAGAAGTAAATCTATAGGTGAAATGATTGATGCTAAGTTTATATGTCCAGATACTGGTGAAAAAATAAATTTAAATATAAATTTAAATGATATTGAAATAACTGGTTTGGATAAATTACAAACAAACATTAAATTATCAGAAGATATAATTTTTGAATTTAGACCACCAAGTTATTCGGATATAGATGATTTTGAAGAGAAGAATTTTTCATATGATGATATAATTAAACTTACAGCTAGATGTTTAAAATATATTCATAAAAAAGATGAAACAATAGACACAACAGTTTATTCTGAAGAACAAAAAATAAATAATATTCTTTTACTAACACAGAAACAATTTGCAAAAATAATAGATTTTTTTGATTCACTACCAAAATTTGAATATATAATAAATTATAAAACATCAGATGATGTTGACAGAAAAATAGTAATATCGGGTATTGATGATTTTTTCACATTAGCCTCAGTCACATAAATTTAATGTCTTTCTTTGACATTAATTTTCAATTAATGCAACATCATAAGTATTCTTTAAGTGATCTAGAAACAATGATGCCGTGGGAAAGAGACATTTATGTGGAACAACTGAGGCAGTATATAGAAACAGAGAACTTAAAAAATCTACAAGAAGCAGCAAATAAAAAATCTAAAGGGCCAAGATGAAAAATAAAAAATTACAATTTGAAAAATTAAAAAATAAATTAAAGAATATATTTTTTAAGAAATTACTTCAAGTTGTAAATACTAATCCAAAATTAAATTTAGTAAAGGATGAATATCCAGCAGATCAAATTGACATCAATTCAAATGAAAAAATAAAAGAGTCCAAAGATAAATCAATAGCTATTATTAAAAATATTAAAAATAAAGATTTAATTTTATCAAATAATGAAAAAATTATAAATTTAAATAAAATAATAATTTCTAAAGGTAAAGAAAAAAATTTATCTAAAATATCCTTACAGCCTAATAAATTAGATATTGCAAATAAAGATTTGTATAAAAAAGAAAAAATACTAAGTACAAATTCAAGTTTTAAACAAAATTTAATTCATAATAAAACAAATACAAGTAATAATTTTATAACAAAAAATTTTAATGTAAATAAAAAAAATGTAAATAAAACATTTAACTTATTTAAAAGTTATAATATAAAGTTACTACAAAAACCGAATGAAATAAAAAATCTTAAACTTGAAAGTGTTAATAATCAAAATTTTGAATTAGATAATAAAGATTTTACAATACCATCTATAACACAACTTAAAATATTAAAAAATAAATTAAAATTAAACAGAGCTGATATAAATCAAAAGAATATATCTACACTTAAAAATGTAAATATCAAAGAACAAAAATTAAAAGAAAAAATTAAAAATATATCACAACATGTGAGTAATAAAAAAATATTAAATGTAAATAAAATACAAAATAATAATCGTATTTTTAATTTTTCTACACTAAATCCTATAAACATTGATAAAAATAAAATATTATACGCATTACCAGCATATCAAGAAGGTACTAATGGGCCTGTATCAACAGAATCAATAGGTAAAATACATGCTGGTGAAATGATTTTAAATAAAAAAGAATCGGCATCATTCTCAAAAAATTTGATGAAAACTGAATTATCAACAGATTTAAAAATAAAAAGACCTTCACCAGATTTACAATCTGAACAAGAATCAACACCAAAATTAGAAGCTAATTCTACAAACGAATTTACTCCATCATCTGTTATACCGATGGATGATACTAGTAAATTATTAGCTAAAGATAAATTATTAAATAGTATTCCATCAGAATTAAATAAACCAGATATTCTTATCAAAGAGAAGATTGATGCTCCTTTATTTTTAAATTCTGTAATAAAAAAACAGTCGCTCCCCCCATGGAGAACGACTGTCGGATAATAATGGAAATTTATTAAGCGTTCTTAAATTGCTCAAAATAACTTAGAGCATCGATTTCTTCATCCGCAGAATCTTCAACCTTTGGCTTTTGCTTTAGAGATGAAGGCTTTTGTTGAAAATCACTCTCTTCGATATCTTCAGCAGTCTTTTCATTTCCAGCAGTGCCACGAATATCACCACCAAGAACATCATAAAGACGCTTCTTCAATTCATCATAAGACTTAAAATTATTAGGTGATACAAACTCACTTAGAGAATTTAGTTGATTCCAAATACCCTCAATCTTATTGTCATCCCCATTATATAATGGAGTAGATGAATCAAACTCAGACTTATCATAATTTGTATATCCACCAATCTTTCGCATCTTCAGTTTAAAGTTACATCCAGACCAGAAATCAAATGGATTGATTGGTTCTTCATCCTTAAATTCTGGCTTCATCTTTTCCTGAATCTTATCAAAGATTTTTGTACCATACTTAAACAAAAACATCTTTCCTTCATTTTGAGGATTTGCTTCATCCTTGATAACCAAAATATTTGAAATATAAGTTGTCTTTCGCTTACGATTTCGTGCAATATTCTTGTCTTCTTCAGAACCAGTATTCCAAAGTTGTGTATTCAATTCACTCACTGGATCTTTTTGATTCATGGTTGTAAGAGAATTTTCAATATACCATCCACCTGGACCTTGAAAAGCATGTGAAAATAACTTCACCCAAGGTGCATCATCACCATTTCCTGCTGGTAAAAATCGAATAATAGCAAAACCATTTCCCATCTTATCTGGTTCAGGTCGCCAGAAGCGATCATCACGATAATCCTTCTTGGTGCTTTCATCAAGCTTCTTCATCAAATCATTAATACTGGTTTTAGACTTGTTCTTAAAATCCTTAAATGTACTCATATAATCTACTTTCCCCGAAGATCTCCTTCGGTCTATTGTTAGCAGGAACTCCCTGCTTGTTTATTGTACTTTATTGTATTTACCATGTCAAGAGAATGGTAAACGATTTTTTGGTTTACGAATTAAATTAATTTCTAAACCTTCTTTTTCTATCTTTTCAATCAAAGGTTTTGTCAATAATTTAGCCGCAACCGAAGAATCTATTGATGCTAATTCTAAATTATGAATCACTGCATCAATATAAGAATATTTATATTTTTTAACAGTATCTTCTACTTTGCGGGAGAACTCTTCTTTAGTAATATCGAATATCATTTTAGTCTTTATATATATTTTATAAGGGTTTTATATGCCAACAGCCGACACAAGTAATAACATTATTATTACAACATATGATGCCACTGCAATACTTGGAACTGATTATGGTACAAGTGGCACTGGACTTTCTCTTGCACATATTCCAATACAAAAACTAGCATGGGGATCTGAGTCTCAAGCATATAGAGTAACCGAATCTACACCATTACCTGTAAGCATTCTTGGAGTCACTGGTGGTTCGAATGTACTGGGTGTTACTTTTGGAGCCATAACTGGTTCTGTGTCTGTCAATAATAGAGCAGGAACATATCTTGTTGTAGGTGGCCCAAGTGGTTCAATTAGTGGATATCAAAGCGTTCCAGTTACTGGAAACATTCAGGGAACTACAAACGGTATTTTACTCGGAATCACTGGTTCTGTCAATGTTTCAAATACAGTTACTATTCAAGGATTGAGTGGTGGAGTTGCTGTTGGTATTACTGGTGGACGACCATTATCAAGTTCAAGAGATAGTGTGACGGTCACTGGATATGTCGGTATATGCGGTGGATTTGGCCTAGCAGCCGCCACGGACAGCGTAAGGGTCTATGGATCAGATTCTGGTTCAAAGGTCTTATCGAAGATCTACGC